TCGCCACACCATGGCAAGAGGACGTAGGAACCGTGCTGAGATGGCCTTACAGGGCTCTTTCAGCAACCTGACTGCACGGATACCCACTAACCTATGGGAGATGTTGAACGACTACGCACGGAGACACACAGCGAATAACCGATCGCTCGCCCTGGAGAGGATTCTCCGGGAGTGGCAGGCTTGGGACAACGATGTCAAAGAGGAAATCAAGGACTCCCGGGCGGCTGCGCTAGCGAACATCAACAAGGAGTTGGGGATTGAATGAAGTTGTGTGATAGATGTGGTGTGCCGATTGTCGGTACTGCAGTTGTTGTTGTCTTGTCGAAAGGTCATGACGTCGTATGTCATCCGTGCTGGTTGGGATTCCTCCATCACTACGAAGAACAGATGGAGGATGATTGAATGACGATCTGTAGAGAACATGTCGAGCAATATCTCAATGGGTTCTGCCTCGGTTACAGCGTGTGCGACACGAAGATGATCTTCAGCCTGGAGCGGCGCACCTGGTATTGCCCAGAGTGCGGTAATCAGGTACGCGTACCCAGGGAACAGCAATCCCTGAACGAATACACACGATAGTCCTAGACTACCGTTCCCAATCCCATGAAGTAGGGATTGAATTCAACGTTCTTCAGAGATAGTATAGGTGACTTCACCTGAATTGCTTTCGGGCCTACTATTCCACCCTTCTGAAGCCCGGCTGTATGCACGGCCGCAATCACGCCGGCTGTAACTAGAACTGCCGCAGTAACTCCTACAACGGGTGCTGCTATGGTGGCTCCGACTCCGATCCTCGTTGCCACCCTTATCGCTACAGGCCGGGTAGCCGCATAGGCCGGAACAACAACTCGACTCAATATACTGGCCCAACTTCCCCTGGTCCCAGCGATAACGCCTCGTCCCAATAAGAAGAGATGGTCAATCATCAAGCCCCTGCTCCAGGGGGCTCTCAAGAGGTATGCTCCGGCGATGGTGTGCCATGGATGTCTGATTCCCCACATGACTCCCCACTTGATGGGTGTGAGGATGGTTATCTTCCCAACCGCCATTCAATCCACCGTGGGTTGAACGACGTATGATCGGCGCAGGCGCTCGATGTAGTGTAGATCGGGTTCTTTGACAATGAGACAGGGGATTACTACGGCAGTAGGTGGAATTCCTATATCATCGGTTGGACTGGGGGATAATGCACTGTTGAGATGCATTGCCCTGGTAATGTAGAGTTTTTGACCGGCCGTTGCCGAACCAACGCCCCAACTAACCGAACGGTGAAGAATTGGATGAAAGGGAGATGTGCCTAGACTGTTGATCGCTCCATAACTCATCCCCATTGAAGGTAGCATCTGTGATGTATTCTTGAGTAATCATGTCCCAGACCTGTAGAGATCCTGTGTTCTTACTTGTGACATAATCCCAATCACAGGCTTCCTGAAATACCGGCCCTACTGTGAAGAGAGTCTCTTTTTGTTCGACGATTCCAGATAGGTCAAAATAGCCTCTCCATACAGCCCATTCAGTTGGGTTCCCAAGACTATCAGTTGCATTGATGATCTCCCATCCACTACCTCCACCGTTATCGAGGATGAATTCGGATCCCTCCACAATAACCCTACCATGGGGAATGAGTTTGCGGAGCAAACGCTCTTTGGGTTCTTCCTGTTTCGCCATTACTTCTTCCTCCTTGCTGCCTTGTGTGCCTTCTTCGCCAATCCAGCGAAGGATGTGCGTGGATGCTTCTTCTTCAGACGCCGGTATTCCCTGGCGTAACGCTTGTTGTACGCGCTCGCCTTACGCTTCGCCTTGGGCTTTTCGTACGCTCTCCTGGCTGTCTTGCGTTCCTCTCCCTTAGAGCCTAGGGATTCCCCACAGTTTGGACAGTAGTTGGGCATCAGCCCACCTCAATTGTCACTAGCCGTACTCTGGATCGCAATCGCCATCCAATCTTTCGCAGCGAGTTTGACAATTCTGGCCTTGATTCGGACTGTGAGATATACATCATTAGCCCCAATTGCCGTTCCTGCATTCTGTCCTACCAGGTAGAGGGAGTCATTGACGACCATCCTGCTCTCATCGAGTTTGCCAAATGAATCGGGGTAGAAGTCACTACCAGTAGTGGCGATATTATTCGGTTGGTCTATACATAGAGAACCAGAAGCAATCAGAGAGTTATCATCAGCACGCACCAAGTTAGTGCCGGGATTCAAGTCTGTCAGTTGCGCATCGAGAGAGCCATTACCTGCAACCATCCCTTCAACATCCGAGGAAAACAAAGCCGCTCTTTGCCATATGAAGTCGATCTCTTCTACAGAAATTCCCTGCTGATCTCCAACATCGACATATGCGCCGAGATCGATTGTTCCCTGAACTGCTGTTCCACTCGCTTGGGCTGCTACTAGTGTCACTGTCTCGGTCAACCAAAAACTGCCGGTCTTACTTGTTGCCATCGCTCTGCGTACGCGTACTCGGTATATAATCTATAGATTCGGGCGGAAATGGGCCCTTGGGTCCATTCTGCGCCCTATCTTCCTTGTCCGTTCACCACGAACGCTCATCCCACTGACTAAGGCGCTAACCCGTTGCTCCTGCGGACAGGCAACGTGCCATGAGCGTAGCGAAGCGAGCCATTGGTTACTTAATCTAGGCCCCTATGCATCCTGTTTAGTAATACTTTTAATGGGTAGATGGGTCGCCACACCATGGCAAGAGGACGTAGGAACCGTGCTGAGATGGCCTTACAGGGCTCTTTCAGCAACCTGACTGCACGGATACCCAC